CGAGAAAATGCGAATACTGTTGAAGAATTTTCTGTGTCTTATTTGATTGAATATCAATTGTGTTCGGGGCTTCCATCGAGGAGGAAGTTTGCCTGTGCATCGCGATTTTAGTGGGGATGTCAACACTTTTGGTAAATCTTGTTTTGGCAGGTTATGTGTTTATACACCATAGATAACGTCAACCCGAACATAATCTAAGTGTGTGATTCATTGAATACTAACGCAAATTCTTCTCTAAATAGAGATTTTGGGGAACGCCCGCGTAAGTTACATATTATACCCTTTCAGAAAAATTTACAGAATCTTACATTTTTCCTAAGTAACTGCATAATACGAGATTGTTTTGGTTTAAAGGACTTCAATCCACAAGCCCAATGCTGGTCTAATGACCAGCTGTTTTGAATTGTTCTATCAAAGAATCAAAAGTAGGAAAAGTTACACCTGCTCCTTTCTTGTCAAACATAACATAATTGTTAATGTCTAACTCATTTACTAATTCTTGTAATAGTTTAATTCGTTTGTTGAAGACTGATCTTCCATAAAAGAAATATTCTCTGGCTGCAGAACTTAATATAGAAATACATTGTTCTTCCCAACATACAGTTTTGGATCGCGTCCATACCATCATACTTTTCTCAATAGATTCGTGCTCCAAAGGACATAAGTATTCTTGTAATTCATCATTAAAAAGCCATGTTCGTTTAAGAAAAGAGGCTTTATTAATATTGATATAAGGAACGCTTTCAGATACTTTATCTGGCATTGTATACACGATACCCATATGAGATAATGTATCTTGAATTGTTGTATGATTAAACCAGGGTACTGTCGAAGATACTCCCATAATATTATCATCTCCATAAGTCATTAATTTTACATTTTCATTGAATGTAATCACTTCATTTTTGGGATTTTGCATATAATAAACATATCGCATATAAAGTGAATTGACCAAGGAGTTAATGATGACAGTTAGTGGATGTCCACTGGGGTTAGAACCGTAAAATTCAACAAGATCGCCATTAAAATCTGTTAAGGGGTAAGCAGTATCTTCTGCTAT